GTAGTGGTACAACGCTACTGGTCAGACAACTCTGTATCTGTCACTGTTACCTTTGACCCTGAAAAAGAAGGTGATGCTATTGCATCAATCCTTCACATGCACGATGGTCAATTGAAGACTGTTTCGTTCCTACCTATGGGTAACACCGTCTATCCACAGATGCCTTACACACAAATCACTGCTGAAGAATATGAGCAAGGTCGCATGACTTTGTTCCCTATTGATTTATTTGGGGTATATGCAGGTATGGCTGCTGATGCGATTGGTGAGGCTTATTGCACCACTGATGCGTGTGAAGTGAAGTTAATAAAAGATAACGCTTAGTTATTTATTTGGCTTTGGTGTACGAGCACGTTTCTTAGCAAGTTGTGCTTTCCGATTAGCCTTTGACTTATCTTTGCTAGCTTTTATTGCGCCTTCTTCTCCTGCTTTGGCTTTTGCTAAGGCTTTCTCTTCCGCAAATGGACGAGTCTTATCTCGGATGACTGTAACAATCTTCTTTGGGTGAGGAGTTGTGATGACCTTGATTACATGGTCAATGTTGTCTGGGTCACGGCGTTCGTGAAGTATTAACCCGTTTTGTTGGATTTCTGAACTTCCTTTTTCTACAGTGTCTTTTGCTAAACGGTAAGGAACATCCCGTTGAAAAGAACGGTCACCTGCGTGATAAGACGCATCTAAAGGAATTGACATAAGTATAGGATAAAGAAAAACCCCGATAGTTTTGGGCTATCGGGGTTATAACTTCTTCTTTTACTTATTAAGCGGTGCTACTTTTTGATATCCAGTCTTCTTTTTGTTTCTAGAACCAGGAAGTTTACCACCAGGTCCTTTGTGTGCTGCTTGTCGTGCTGCTAATGCAGCATCAATCTTTAGTTGATTCTTTTTTGCGCCCATATTTACTCCTTTTGCTAAGGCTTTCACTTTACCATAAATAAGAAAGCCCCACCATTTCTGATGGGGCTTCCTATTATGCGCCTGCTTTTGCTATGGCTTTTGCTTTGGCTACGACTTTTGCACCTCAGTCGGGAACTTTGTCATCCAAAACCTTACGGCTTTAGTTTTAAGTCCTTTCCATGCGCTCCAATCTTTGCCTCCACCGCTCATGTGATAAGCGATTTGGGCATTGACCACAGGGTTGAACAGTTCGGCATTTGAAACCAAATTGAACTTATCACGCCTATCTTCTCCCAATGAACCAAGCATGTTTACTTGGAATAGACCATAGGAGTTATCTCCTGTCTTACGATTACCGTTGTGAGATAGCGGATTACCATGTGATTCTTTTTTTGCAATAGCCCATGCTTCTTTAAGGTCTTGACCTTTGAAGCCAACTGCACTCAACAACTCTACGAGTTGATGGTCAGTCAGACTATCGGCGTTCACATACTTGGCTAGTGTGCGAACCTGCATACTCTCTTTAGTTGTTATTGCTTCTGCTTTCGTTGGTGCTACGGCTGGTGTTGCTACACCTACCATGAGCGCCAATGTAAGGGGGGTTATTGAAACTGTTCCAACAACCAACCTTATTTTGTTTGTTAGTTTCATAATCACTCCAAATAGTCATTGACAACCTCGGCTGCCTTTGACTGCTGGTGACGGATTCGGTGCAGATACCTTTCCGTCGTTACGATTGACTGATGACCCAACCGCTCTTTGACTTCATGCACATCTACCCCATTTTTTAATAACTGGGTAGCGTTAGCGTGCCGTAGGTCGTGAGTAGTGGGATACCAACCAATCCCTGACTTGTTGATGGCTTCGTTCCAAATGGCTCGCCACTTGTCACGAGGTAGATGGCTTTCGCTAGTGCTTTTGCTATGGCTTTCGCTTTTGCTAAGGCTTTTGCTAAGGCTTTTGCTAAGGCTTTCTACTTTGCCGTTTCCCTTGTCCTTTCTATAGTGATTGCGGTACTCCCTAACCGCTTGTTTACACGCCTCACACCGACAACCGCCGACATTGTATGAATACGCCGTTGCGTGTTGGAATGTTCTGCTCCCAATGGTGTAAGGCTTCCCTACGCTTTTAGTAGGGCTTCCTAGTTTACTAGGCTTCTCAACCAAGTGCTTTGAGAATACTAGGTCTTCTTTTGCTAAGGCTTTTGCCTTTACAAACGCTTTTATTTCTGCTAATAACGCTTTTGATAGGACTACAGTTCGTTTGTTGCCATTCTTTGTGGCTGGCACAACGAGAAATCTTTTTCCCTCGGAATGATAATTACAACCAACATCACTTACTGTTCTGCGAATGTAGACTTCTTTAGATTGAAAGTTAAAGTCTTTTACTCGTAGTTCTGTGGCTTCTCCGTATCGGCAGCCAGAGGCTATGAGAAAACGAGCCAAAAGAATACTGCCGTCTGTAGGCAAGTTCTTTAGTATCTTGTGGAAGTCCTGCGGTTCAAGCGTGTAGGTGGGGTCAGGCTTGGGATTGGCTATGCGTATGCGGTGGGTGGGATTGGTGGCTATCGCTTCGTCATCAACAGCGAGCCTAAAAAGAGAACCTAAAGAAGTCTTTAGGTGAGAGATTGTGCTTGGGCTAATCCCTTGACTTGCGAGATTATCAAACAATGTCTTAATGTCTTTTTTGGTAATGGCGGAGATGCGCTTATGACCCAAAGAGGGTTGGGCATACTTCTTTAGCAAGGTTAAATAAGTCTTACGGGTTATGACTCTGATGTCTGCTGAAGTGGCTAATTGCTGAAGGTATGAATTGAATGTTTTTTGATTTTCGGGCATGAGATTAAACTCGCCTTCTTCGGCAAGTAATCCAGCGTTGAGTGCTTTAGCCCTAGATGAGAATGTGCCTACGGATTTGACTTTTCCGTCTTGGCGGTAATAGGCGGTAAATCGCCCTTTGCGTTTAACTGCGTAAGCCATAAGGACACCCTACCAGCGAGTAACTTATGACGCAAAAAAAGGGGGATAGATTGCACTTGGCAACCTATCCCCCTTTAGTCTATCTATTAACTTTTGTATCTTCTTTAGCAAGTCTGTGCAACCATGTGTTGCGTTCAGCGTGCGTTTTCTTGCGGTGATGATTTGAGCATAACACTACACACTTGGCAAGTTCTTTCTTTAGCAGGTGCATACTTACACCTTTGGCTATGCCGTTGCTAATGTCAAACTTCTTTGAGTGTGCATGGTCAAACTCCAGCACTTCTACATCAGTTTCTCCACACACTTTGCATGGGTGAGTCTTTTTGTAGTTGTAAATAAATAATCTAATCTCTTGATTTTTAGTCAAGTGATAAGTTCTTTTGCTTTGTGACTCACAAGGTTTGCAGATACCACTACGACTTGGCTTACACCCTTGTCGCTTGGCAAGTTGAAAAGAAGATAAGGCTTTCTTTTTTCCACACTTACTGCATTGTCTTTTGCCTTGTAACTCTAGTGCTAATCGCTTAGCAGTTCTATCTGCTGAGCCTTTGCGTTGTATTGCTTGGCATGACTTACACCTTGCTCGTCTGCCGTATGTACCTTGCGGATACTTATTAAACTTGCTAATTGGTAGTGCGTTGTAGCAACCGATACAAGTTTTAGTTCTTTGTGCCATTTGTTTTTGCTTTACTCCTTCGTGCTTGGCTTGTTAAGTGCCACTTGCCACAGATGTTGCATTTGTAACTAGCACATGGCTTTTTCCTAGTGTTGTTGAGCCAATGATTTTTCCAAATAAGTGTCATGGCTCTTTCTGCTTTATCTTTAGTGGGATACGCAGTTTTCTCTTCACACTTCATTTTTACCCTTTTGCACACAGTTATAGCAATACCACATAATAGTTTCGCCATTATGAACAATGTCTTTGCCGTTTGCTCTGACACCTTGTTGCTCACAATAATCACAAATCCATAGTTGGTCTGCTTCTGTAAGTGAGCGCATGAAGATTTCTCCCATTCTTATTCCCTTTCTGTTACTTCTGATACGACTTTTAATACATACGACTTGTCGTTCATGTCTTGTTCTATTAGTTGTTCTTTTGCTTTTCCAACAATGACTTCCCACAAGTTATTAGCGTTGTGTTGGTCATTGTCTAGTGTTACTGCAACCGCAGTTGTCACTTCTACTTTATACGATTTAATTGCCATTCTTCTTTAGCCTTCCCATAGTTGTAAATCGTCATACAAGTTGTCCATTTCTAAAACAATGCACTTCTTACACCACGACCTTGTGTTGTATTTTCTTTTATCTTTTGCTACCCATGAAGAACCACTCTTTATGAACCAACTCCATGTGTTATTTTCTTTTTTTATTCTGAACCTATCGTCTTTAGTGTGATAGATACCTTTAGACACTTGATACAACTGCAAGAACACTTCTTTCTCTTCCATGTGTTTCCCCTTCCCACAGTTCTTCATCTGCTTCTGATTGTTCTTTATCGCACTCTTGGCAGATTTGCGGTGTTGCTTCTCCTTGACACTCCATTTCATTCCAACACTCTGAACAGTTATGGTGTTGCCCCATTAAGTATTCAAGTCGTTCGCAACCAGCGTCAGATAAACAACCTTCATCAAAAGAAGTTACCTTACCCTTCTTTAACTCTAACTCGCCCCAAAAATCACTACCACCTTCGTAATAGTTGTAAGTGATAGTTACTTTAGGGTTTTGTCGTGCGAGTTCTTCAATCACAGAGTTAATAGAACTCCACGCCGTAGAAAAAGAATAACGAATTATTCCTTCTTCCCATTGTGAGTTGTCTAGGTAAGGGTCGTTTGTATCCCACTTAGTTCCCCAGTTAGTTATGTTCCAGTTATACCAATCGCTACTAGCACTTGCAGGTCGTGGAATTATGCGGTGACAAGAGAACACCGATTTATTGTGTTCATCTGTTTCTTCACTTGCAGTAATTTCAACTTGCTTCATTAGTTTGCTAAGTTCTTTTGGCTTACCTTCAATGATTAACTCGTTCGTACACCAATTAGGCATTTGTTTCTTCTCCTGTTTTTCTATGTGTCAATGGTCTGTATGACCTAGAAGTTCCCTTACTTGTTGTGTATCCATAACGCACTAAACGAAACGCCAGCGCACTATGTGTCACATTAAGTTCTTTTGCTATGCGATAACCCGATACACCACTTTCCATAAGTTCATAAATAAGTTTTGTATAGAGTTCTGCTTCTTCACGATTTTTCTTTGTTTTGCCACGAATAGAAGTTGCTTTAGGTTGAAGTTCTTTTAGTTGTGCAATTACCTGTGGGTCAGGCATTACACGCTTTACCACGCTCTTAAAGACTTCTACTGTTGGCGGTTCTTGAATAGGTAAGTGACCAATCTTTGCTAACACTTCTCCTGTGTGTTCAACAAGTGTGTAAAGGCGTATTGCTTCTCTAGTGAGATTAACTGCATTAGCAATAGATTGAAGTGTCCAACCAGCATTACGCAACTGAGTTGCATACGCCTTGCGTTCTGCAAGTGGCAAACTTCTTAAGGCTTCTGCAAGTTCAATAGGTAAAGTTAAATCTTGTTTAACTTGCTTAGTGCCAACCAGCACTTGTTCTTTCTCTAGCGGTACACCTTTAATACGCTTGTGTGGATTTTTTCCTTTGGCGTTAAAGTGTGATTGGTATGTATTGTTTGCTTCCAATTTTTACTCCTTTGTTAGTCATTTTTGTTAGTCGTTGTTGTAGTTCTATAACTTCTTTTGCAAACGCTTCCCTTGCGTAGTTGTGATACTCGTCAGGGATTTGGTCAATTACTTCTTGGTCTACTGAAAAGTATCTATCGCTTCTGTAACGCAAGCCCATGTCTTTCTTAAACCCACGCACTTCTATTGCAGATAGTTTTACTATTCCGTCAGCATAATCAGATTGGTAAATAAGTTCTTCTAATCTAACCTTCTTTACAACACCAGTTTTTACAAGTGTGTAATTGCCATTGACAGTTTGATAATCTTTTTCTTCCATGTCAATAATTATTTGTTCACTATCTTTTAGTGTTACATAACAATGAAAAGATAAATTGCTATTTGTATTTACTTTTGTTTCTTCTTTAATTGTCATACTCATTCTTCTTTTACTCCTTATCCCATAGTTCTGTATCTTCTGTTGCTTCCATTTTGTCTTGAATTAAGACTTCATACTTATCTCTTGTGGACTCTGTAAGTTCTTCATGAAACCTATCCCACACATAATCAGCACTATCAACATTTGCCATAACATCATGCAGAAAAGAATTAGTAATTAAACTCTTATCTACTTCAATGGAATTGCCTAAGTTATCTGTGTAATCAGTTTCTACAAGTATGTCTATTAACTCATTCTTATCAACCCAAATTGCCCAAATCTCATCATCTTGATTTAGTTCAGAAAGAAGGTTAATAATTTCTTTTACTGTTCTCATGTGTTACTCCTTATCCCATAATGAGATTTCATCATCTTGATTTAACTCAGAAGATAAATCTCTAGCGTATTCCAACATTCCTTCTTTTAATGAAGTAATGATTGCGTCACCTACTTCACCAGTTTCGTAACTATCATCAGTTACATACTCCCAACACTCATCAAACATCTTTTGAGTTTCATCATCAGTTAAGTTATGCAATTCTTTAAGTGACTCTAGTGTTTCTGTCACCCAGTTTTTACACAACTTTTTATCCCAATAAATAACAAGTAAGTGTTCTTTAGGGTCGTGTTTAGATAAGTCTTGAATAATACTTTCTACTGTTGCCATGTGTTACTCCTTATCCCATAAGTGTGTATCTTCTTTTGCTTTATTTTGTAGTTCTTCTTTTATTGCGTTGCATTGTGCTATGTCTAAAGGATTATTTGCTTTCCCATAAACTTGTAAGAAACAGATTAAATCGTCATGACTAAGTGATTGAATAAAGGCAATAGTCTTTTTATTTAATACAATTCTCATTTGTTATTCCTTTCTTAGTGATACTTTTTAGCGCACCACGCACCCATACCACCTGCCACACTCTTTAATAAAGTAAGTGTGCGACCACAATGGACACAACTGCCTGTTTGTGCTGAGTATTTAATTGCTAGTTCAAGTGTTAAGCGGTCTGTTAATTCAACCTTAGATAACACTTGTTGCTCACTCTTCATGTCACGAACATACTTTTTAGCAACATCAGAGTATGAATAGACTTGCAACTTGCCACTATGCTTACCTTCTCGGATTGAATAAATAACTCCATTAAGAAGATACGCACCAACATCTTTAGAAGTTAGTTTGCATGGCGCAACTTTGTTTGCAGAGTTCTTTAGCGTGTTAATAATTTCAGATACATCTGCACGACCTAATTGTTCAATAGAAGTAACTTTGCGATTGAACAGATAGTGATTAAGGGTTTCTAATCCTTCTTCCTTCTTTTGTATTAGTGCGATTGCAAAAGAAAGTTGTTTTTCACTTGGCGCAATAACAACTCCTACTTTGTTTGGTAACTTTAGCAGTTCAGTAATTAAGTCACCAGCACCTTGAACATTTAACTGCTCTACATCTATGCCGTTAAAAGAGTGTTCTTTTGTTTCCAGTAAGGTCTTTATGAATTGTTGTTGTCGTGGACTTGCATGGCGTACTTGGTACTCGCCGTAACCATTAGCACCCCTTGAACCACCTTTGCGGTGTTTAGTTAGTGTTGTCATTATCATTCTCCGTTTCTTGTTGTAGATTTTTTCCTTTGAGCATGGCTTCCATGCCGTACTCTTTTTCTAACGCTTCTTTGCGTAAGCGATAGATTTCAAGACTCTTCTTTTTAATTGCTCTTGCTTCTTTAGCAGATACCAACTCAGCCTTAACAACTTCGTATAGTTCTCCATTATTTTGGTTATTCCATGTCTTGCAATACCTTTTAGCATTGTGTTCTGTTGCTGACCATGAACCCCAAACAAAACACATTTCACTATGCGTTTTAAGGATTACACAATAAGAATAATCTCTATCAGCACTACCCCTTACTAATTTATCTCCGTTGCTATTAGTAGCCACGAAATACTTTCGTGGCTTTCTAACATAGCCTTGATAATCTAATAGTTCTTGACCCATTTCATTCTCCGTTCTTTATCTTTGCTTGTAACTTACTTACTTCATGTGCAGACTCTCTGTGACCCTGTGCGTTGAGATAAACCTTCTGTCTACCTAACGCTTCAAGGATTACTGCAAGTTCTGTATTAGTTAGTTCTAGTGTCATGCGTTGATTGCCTTCCCTTCATAAGAGAGTTCCATTAGTCGCTCAAACTCTGCGAGTGAGATTTCAACTGTCGCTTTGTAATCTATTCCGTAACCTTTAGTAGATACTTCTACTGTTGTGTTATCACCTAAAAGTTCTTTAGCACTTGTGATAATAGAATTGCGTGAGCGTTCTACTTCTTCTTCTACTTGCTTACGCAACTCTTGTTCTTTGCGTTGGCGTTCTTCGTGCGCTCTGCGTTCTTCTTGTTCTTTAGACTTCTGTGAGTTCCACTTAGGTTCAAGCACACTCCACTCTGCAACAACATCTGCAAGGCGTGAAGTCCAGTAATACTCTTTGCCATTGGTATCAGTTGCTTTAACAATAATTCCGATTGAGCGATTACCTGCATCTGCTTTTCTAAAAGAAGAAGGGTCACCCTTTCGTTGTGAAGGTTCATAGTCATACTTATCAAGTGAGATAACTGTTGCTTTAACAACATCATTCTCTCTAACAGTATCTACATCTCTTGCAGATTTATTGTTGTATGTCCATGAAGGAACGATTGCATACTCGCCATTCAATTTGATTTCAGATAGTTTCATTTGTATTACTCCGTTTCGTTTTAGTTATTGGGGGCAACCGATTTGATTGCCCCCATGTCATTCTTCTTTATGCACTAAGTAGATTGCGACCAACCGCAAGTCGCACTAAATCTTTTCCGAGAATGAGAATGTCTTTTGCAGACTTCATTGAAGTCATTAACTCAAACCCATGACGATACTGATTTAGTGTTTCTGCACTTACTTGGTCACGACCTGTAATAAGTGCTTGGCAAGTTAATACGCCAGCACTCTTCATGTCCTTAACTGCTTGTTCACCTGTTGTTGTATCCCATGCGCCGTCTGTAATCATGAAAAGAAGTTTGATTGCTTTGTCACTATTAGCAAGAACATTCTTTGCGTACAAGATTGCTTTCTCAGGATTAGTACCACCACTCGCACCACTATCACGAATAGTTGTACCTGCTTTTTCATCAGCACCATAAAGAAGATAAGTGCCGTAATCAAAAGTCACAACAGTTGTGCGTGCTTCTACACGCTCTAACGCTTTCTTAATTGCCCACATAGATTTGTAAGCGTTGTCTGCGTTGTTGCCACTCATTGAGCCACTTCTATCTAAAAGAATAACTGCTTCAATAGAAGTAACATCATCACGCCCTTCTGTCCATTCATCAAACACAGTTTCTAACTCATCACCACGCAAGTAACGAGTTACATTGAGTTTGCCACTTCGTTCACCATTGAGCCATGCAGGGTCGTAATCTGCTCGCAAGCGTTCTAGTTCAACACCAAACTGCTTAGAAAGAATTGCGAGTTCATCAGGAATACGCACTTCATTGTAATTTGCTTTGTCAGGTGTCTTGGCATTACCGCCGTCAAGTTCGGGATTAACACCGATTTGATTTGCGATTGAGTTTATGTCTTTTGATAGTGAGTCAATAACATTAGAAAGAATGTCATTGAGTGTGCTAGTTACTTGTTGATTAGTACCTGTTTCACCTTTTGTATTACCAGCCTTCTTGCTTTGTGCAGGTATGTCATTGGGTGATTGAAAATCATCAAGGTCGCTATCATCAAACAAGTCACCAAACTCATCATCACTTACATCACCAAAAGAATTATCTTTTGACTCTGATTGTGATTGTGATTGTTGTTGTGATTGTGTGTCGCTAGGATTTTTTCCTTCGGACACACTTTCTTTCTTTTCTTCTTTTGGTGTTGTATCTATAACAACTTCAACAACATTACGCTTTGCACTTTGACGATTGCGTTCTTGTTCTCTTGCACTAGCAGGGCGATTGCTACTGCTTTCATAACCTTGTGTCGGTCTACCTTCGTGTCCATGTGGACTCTTAATACGAACACGAATGATTGTTGTACCGCCTTCACCTTCACCATTAGGTACTTCTTGCGTAATTGAAGGTAACTCTTTAAGAAGTTCACTAAACTTCTTAATAAGATTAAACACTTGCTCTGTGTATTCATCATTACCAGTAAATACAAGTGAGTTGTATTCGTCAATTACATCTGCAAGTTCTTGTTGTATCTCAGGTTTAATAAACTTGTCACTTGCAAGTTGTCGCAATTCAATAGGTAAATACTTGCGACCATAAACAAGTGGAAACGCACGACTAATTGCTTCATCATCACTAAGCAAGTAATCACACATTGTTGCAGTAAGCCATGACTTGATAGAAGGCAACCAACCTGTAAGAAGAAACTCTATGCGACTATCTTCTAAACAGTTAAACGCTTCCCACAATTCATTCTGTTCTTGTTCTTCTTTAATCTTCTGAACAAGATTGCTTCCGTTGCGTGGTGTGTATCGCAAGTGTCCTAACTCATGGAATGACAAACCATTAAGTGAAGTAATACTGCGAGCAGTAAAATCATCTTTGATTTGTGCAAGGTTAAGCCAAACTTCTTTTGTGCTTGACCAAGCAGGTGCGTTCATCTCTTTTCTATCAACAACATTGACACTAATTTTGTGAGTTGTTAAAACAGAAAGTGCTTTAGAAAACACACTAGCAAGCGCACCAACACGATTGCGCTTTAGTGTTTCTTTCTTTTGTGTATCTTCTTCATCTTCAATGATAAAGGGGTTCGCTAACAAGTTATTCACTCACCTTTCCAGTAAGTTCTAGTTCTAAGTTGTGGCGTTGTGAGTCCAAAAGAAGTTTCACGCTATTGCGTTCATCATCTCGGAAGTTATTAACAAAGTTCTCAACTGCAAAGTCGTAGTTAAGGTTCTGTGTTAAATCAACAAACTGCTTTAGCAAACGAGTTGATACAGGTGTTTCATAAACACCTGCGATTGTGTCTGCACGCATTGACTTAGCCAGTTCAAGCAAAGTTGCAGACGGAATAAACTTCTTTTCAATTTCGGTGTCATACTCAAAATTAAGTTTGACCCAAAACCTATCTGAAAACGCTTCATTGAAACGACTTGTACCTTTGTATCCGTCATTCCAACACATAGCGATAAGTAAGTTTTCGTGTGCATGAATAACTTCGCCGTCATGGTCAAGCAAAGTTAATACTCTTCTATCGTCAAGTGCGCCATGCAATACAGAAGCAATTTTCTGTGGAAGAAAGTTTGCTTCGTCAATTACAAGTACGCCACCATGACGAAAGAAGTGTGTAAATAATCCGTCACGCCATTCCAACTTGCCTTCTGCGTTAGGTACATAACGACCAAAGAATTGTGAAGGTTCAACACCTGCATTACAACTCATTGAACCAAACTCCAAACCATGCTTTGCGGAGAATGTCATGAATGAAGTTGTTTTGCCTGTACCTGCATGACCTTGTACCGATACATTCTTTTTAGATTTAAGTGCGTAAGTGTAAATCTGCTCTTCTGTTAAACCACCAGCAAACTTGCGTGGTACATAAGTGCGTACTGCTTCACTTGTTAAAGAAGGTACAAACGCAAGTGTGCTTGTTGCTTCATCACGAACGACCCTGTTAATAACAATAGGTTCATTAGCGATTGGGTTAATTGTTTGCATAGGATTTTTTCCTTCGGTGATAGTTGTTTTAACTGTTGCGTTTTTATCGCTTCTGCCGTCTGAGCGATACTTACTTAATAACTGTGAGTCTGTGTTAATTAACTTATCTACTTCGTCAATAACATCTTTCATAGTGCGTGTGTTATCAACTTGTGTATGGCGTAAGCGATACTGCTTAGTTAGTTTTTGTATTAACACATTAGGTATTTCATTATTAGTAATTGCTTCTACATCAACACTAGACAAAGGTGTTGATAACACTTCACCAATAATGTGTTCATTGAAGTTTGCGTATGCAATTAAGTCTGCATAGTTATCAACTGCCCATGCATTACTTTCACCACGCCCGCCGTCTGTTACACGAGTCCATGCGTGATGAGAGTTGTTCATACTTGCGATAATAATTTGTTTTGTTTTTGTTGCACTTACTTGACCACTTACGAGTATTGCGTATGACATTTGTTACTCCGTTTTCTATTAGTTGTTTGTTAGTTATTTATTTCAGTTTCTAATTGGTACATCTCATAAAGAGATTTAACTTCATCAAACTTAGATTGAGCAGAATTACATACTTCATCAGTAAGCAAAAGAAGTTTCTTTCTATCTGCTACATCAGAAAGTAAATTAAGAACACCCATTAACACATCTTCTTTATCGTGTTCAGGATTAAGGAATTGAATTGCAACTAATAAAGAAGTTATCAACTCTTCATTGTTTGGGTGATTATCTTTGCGGATTGAAATACGCATTTATTTATTCTCCTTTTTTATTCAGTAAAGATACGAGTTGAAAGTAAGAAGTAACATCTTCATCAAAGAAAACAGTTACGCCTTGTTCATCTATTGTTGCAGTAGGTACTGACATGATTACTCCGTTTCTTATTAGTTGTTAGTAAAGATTGCAAGTGATTAGGGATAACGAAAGTCCTTGCACCATTGAGTCATTTGTTCAATCGGTACTTTGCATTGTTTAGGTGTTGTTACATCAAACAAAAACCAAACAACACCAACAATTGCAAGTGCAATAAATAACTTGCGGATTGTTTTGTGTTTCATTTAGTTTCCGCACTCTCCAACAATTCCCAACCTAAATCAGCGCACCGATAAGTTGTGTTGTTAATTGTTATCTCATCACCAACTGATAAAGAAGTATGAGTGCGATTAGCAGGTAACACAGGTTGCAACTTATTCCACAATGTACCTTGTTGAAGATTAGTTTCTTGAAACAATAAATCGCATAGTTGTTCATAGCGAGCAGGTTCAACAAACATTCCGTTAATTTCAATAGTTGCAGAAGTGATAGGGCGATTGTTAGTTTCGTTACTGAACGCTTTGTAAGTGATTGTTATTTTCAATTTGTGATTACTCCAGTTCCGTTTAGTAGGTGTGTGATTGTTGTTTCATAGTGATTACTAATTGCGTTGTAATCGTTGCGAGCATTTGCACACTCAATTTCAAAAGAAGATTGAGAGAAGCGATTGCACTCAGTAGTGCGAATTACTTTTGCGTACAAGTCACTAAAGATTGAACCGATTGACTTTTCAATAACAAAGTTGTTACGAAACTCAACTTCAACAAGTGATACATAAGTGCGATAACACTTGCGTTCTTTGTCGTGAGTAGTTGATACAACAACACGATACTTATTATTGTAAGTAAGTTTTAATTTTTGTGTGCGATTGTTTTGTGTAATTGTTTTATCTGTAAGTGTTAATTTGTTTTCATTAACCCATTGTAAGTTTTCATCAAGTTTTCCAACTAGGTCGTTAATGCTGATTGTTGTTGTCATGTGTTACTCCATTCGTATTAGTTGTTAGTTAAGTGTGCAAGTAATTATTTAGTTGTTATTAAGTTGTAAAAGAAGTTAAAACATAATTTCGCCGTAACAAGCCTGTTGCAAAACAAGATAACCAAAGCAACCATCATAATCGTGATAGTTAAGTGAATGACCGCCACAATGAGTTTGATTGTCATTAAGTAAAGTTTGGTAAGCAATAACAAGTTTTTCCAAAGTTATTACTTCACGAATTGTTTTGTAATAACCATTCTCATCAACACCATTATTTACATCATAGTAATCAAGAGTAATTGACTTGTTTTTTTCATCAGTTGATAATGAACGAGGTGCAACAAAATCATCACAACCATAAAAATCAGAACCAGTAATTGCTTCCCAAAACTCATTTGCGTTAAGAGTATGTGTTGTTGTGATTGTGATTGTGTTGTTATCTAGTGTTGTTGTAGTTGTCATGTGTTACTCCGTTTCATAGTTGTTATTAGTTAATAGTGCAAGTGTTAATTGCACACCGCCACTCACTAACTGCTCATAACAATTAGTGAGTGACAGAATGAAATTAAATAAATAAATAGAATGTCACGAACAATAACCAATGTAGTTTGTCGCTGATTGCGTAGTTATTGTTTTCTATTACAAGATAAATAACTTGCACACTTGAAGTGTTGTATGTAATACATACAAATTATTTATTTTCGTAGCGAGTTTGCACTAAAGAAGTTTGCAATTTATTTTTGTTTTACTAAATAACGCACACGATTGCGTTGCATACAAAAACAAAAAACAAAAAACTTTTTGTTTATTTCGCTAACCGCCTGTCCGATTAAGGAGAGCAACTTGCTAACGCAAGGATAGCCGATACGGGGTCAAGGGCGCAACTCCTGTCAAAGTGAGCGTGTTTTGAGCGTGAGTAGGTGTCGGAATTGACCCACGCTGTCCGTAGATTGAAGAGTGCGACCCAGCGCACCAAAAGAATAAACGCAAAGTTATTTAGTGTTATTTATTTTCAGTAATCACCAGAAATAATAGATACAAAAGAAGATTAGTTATTGTTATTTAATTGTTTATTGTTTAGTAACAATAAAAAACAAAGTACGCAAGTGTTAATTATTAGTGCGGAATGATTGGG